GCCAAAGATGGCGCTGCCACTGTTTGCGGTGGGCGTCACGGTCAGGCGCACATAACGCTTGGCCTTGAGGTAGCCGATCCGGCGCACGCCGTTGTCGCTGTCGAACTGGAAGCCCGCGTCAGCCAGAGCGCCCTGCAGGTTGGTCGCGGTGACCGCGGCGGTGTCAGACAGGTTGGCAGCGTCGCCATGTTCCATGGTGACGGCAAAGGTCGCGTCAGCATCCGCGATTGCGCCGAGCGTGATCAGGAACTCGCACTGCGCGTAGCCAAAGGTATCGATAATCGCGCTGACTGCAGCGGTATTGTCAGCAACGGATGCCGGCGCAATAGCGGTGACGGCGTGGATGTTATGCAAGTTTTGCATGTTGGTAGTCCTTGTATGTTTTGAAATGGGGCGACTGCTACGCCGCCCCGGTTTCTTTAGGATGTGCCGAACTTCAAGGCCTTGACGGCTTCGGAGTTGACCAGTGCACCACCGACCCGCTTGGTCGTGTAAAAGCCGATGTACGGCTTGTTGCTGAACGGGTCGCGCACGACGCGGGTGCCGATGCGGTCCACGATCAGGTACGCCAGCTTGAAGTTACCGAAGGCCAGCGACAGAGAATTGGCTGCTTTGGCCGCCATGTCTTCTGCCTCGACCACCGGGTAACCAAGGATCGTATCAGCCACACCAGGAGCGCTGGTCGGATTGAATACATAGCGACCCTGGTAGTCCTTCATCGCCATGATTTCAAACAGCAGCGCCTTGTTGGTCACGAAGTTGGAGCCGGCGCGATAGGCCGCCTTCATCTTGCTGACCAGTGCGTACAGGTCATCCACCGGGTTGACGGTGGCAGAAAGCGTCTTCCATGCACCAGATGCACCGGTTGCCAGATGCTCGATGGTTCCGAAAGCCCGGGTAGCGTCAGCAGTCGCTGCGGTGGCGCCAGCCAAGAAGCCTGTGGGCTTGTTGGTGCCGTCGCCAGTGATGAACGCTGCGCCTTCTGCGCGTGCGAACTCGGTTGCGACTTCCGATGCAAGCCACGACTCAGCGTTGAAGAACACGTCGTCGAGCATTTGCTGGGTTGCCTGCGGGTTGGCATACAGTTCGCCCATCGTCGGCTTGATGTCGGCCAGCGTCGATGTGTTGGTGGCCGTGCGGGCATCGGTTTCGCCGACCCAACCGGATGCAGTTCCGCGCTTGTTGACCAACTTGTGGTAGTCGGTCGTGCTGATCTGCACCACCTGGGCGATGGAGCGGATCGGGCTGATGTTTACAGCCAGCGAGTCAATCATGCCGTCGATGACCTTCGGCACAGCGTAGCCGCCGTCCGCACCGCTGTTGGTGCCCCAGGCGTAGGCTTTGGCTTCCAGATCAGCCAGGCCGTCGATCTTGCCCTTGCGCATGAAGCTGTTGAAGGCTTGCTTGTGCTCTTGCTCGGCTTCGTTGACGGGCTTGCCATCTGCTGAGAAGTTGGGGCGCTTGGCCTTGGCTTCGAGGGTCTCGATCAGCTTCTTGGCCTCGGCCATTTCGGTCTGAATCTTCTCGATCTTGGCGAGGTGGTCAGCGCCGGATGCGCCCTTGGCCAGGTCGGCCAGCTTGGCGTCGTTGGTGGATTTGAATTCGGCGAAAGCACGGTTGGACGCTTCGATTGCGTCAAGAATCTCTTTGCTCATGATTATTTTCCTTGGGGTGGACGAAAAAAAACCGTCGGAAGGACGGTGTGGGACGGGTGGCTAAACGTCAGGCAAAAAGTGCCCGGCGCTTCTCCAGTAGCGAGGTGATCGCTTTCAATTCAGCGCTGTCATCGCCTGCGTTGCGCAGACTCAATGCCTTGAGCGTTGAAATAAAGGCTTTCGCCTCTCGACGAGATAAGCCACCGGCGTCGCGCAGGTAGTTTTCAGCGCTCGTCAGGTCGCTGATTTCTGAAATTGACTTGACGGCGCTCACGCGAGCGCTGTCGTTCATAGGGAATGTGACCAGGCTGATCTCGTACAGGTCAGCTGATTTGATGGTGCGAATGCCGGTTTTGGCGTCATAGTCAAAGTCTTTGGTTATGTAACCGATCGACAGGCCGCTGATAGCCTTCATTTGCATCAATTCGTAGGCCTCGGCGCCGCGCTGGGTCTTCAGCGCCAGCTTCCCCTCGACATACAAGCCAAGTGGGTCTTCCTTGACGGCTGTGTAAGCGCCGATCGGTTCGCTGGCCTTGTGTTGCCACAACAGCGCCGGCATTTGCGATTTGCTGGCCAGTGCAGCCAGGCTACCGGCAAAGGACCCAGGCGAAACAATATCGTCACCCTCATCGAGCACACCATAGACGCTGCCGTATCCTGCAAATGTTCCGGTACCGGTGATTTCCTTGATTTCAAAACCAATGTCATGGTGATTCATGCTGTTGCCCCTTTTGGCGTTTTGCCTTCTGCGTTGTCTTGTTGCTCGTCGGGATCGTCACTGCCATCCGTCAGATTGAGCGGCATCAGTGGCGTATCCAGCCCATCGAGTGGATTCAAATACTCGCGGGCGCGTGCCTCGTTGCGCGTCAGCCAGCCGTTTGTGATACCGCTGGCGTAATAGGCCGAGCGGCTAGCGGCGTCTCCGCGCAGGAGCGCCGACACGTCGAACTTGATGGTGTTGTTTTTCTTATCGTCCGCGCTGAAAACGTCGCGCCGGATCGCTTTTTCAATGCGGCACAGCCAAGGCATCAGTGAATACTGGACAAATTCCAGACTCATGTGCTCGATGTTGCTGAATGTGGCGCGCTCCAGGTCCATGATTAAGTGCGGCGGCACGCGAAACACCGACGCAATCTCGCCGCGCTGGAACTTTCGTGTTTCAAGGAATTGGGCGTCGTCAGCGTTCATGCTGATCTTGCTGAACTTCATTCCCTCTTCCAAAAGGGCTGTTTTGTGGGCTTCCTCGCCACTGGTTGCCGCGTCGAAGCTATTTTTCACGCGTTTGTAGGCTTCGTCTGACAGTTTCCCCGGGTGCTCCAGGATGCCGCCCATCTTGGCGCCATTGCGAAACAGTTGCCCGCCGAATTTTTCAGTAGCAAGACTCAGGCCGATTGACTCTCGTGCATAGGCAATTGGGCTGATTCCTAACCATCCATTGATCGTTAAGCCCTTGACGTGCAGAATTTCAGAGCGATCCATCGTGCGCCGGGCGCCATTTTCTGTCGCTGCCTGGTAAGTCACCTGGCCACCCGCATCCATTTGGACGTAAACCATGTCAGGGTGGATCGGGATCATCTCAACCACGCGGCCGGATCGGGTTCGGTTGATGTAGGCGTAAGCATTGCCGCGCAGGTTCAAGTGCAGTACCATCATTTCCAAGAATTCGATGGCCGTCTGGTATTCGTTCGGCTGCTCGTGCAGCAGCTCGTAGAGCGGGTGCTTTTCTGCTGGCGTCCGGGCGCCGTTATCGCCTTTTTGGTAAATGCACAGCGGTAACATGCCGACCGACTCAGAAAGCACCTTCAGGCAGGCATAAACTGCCGCCGATTGCATGGCGTTTGCCGGGTTGACGATGACGCCGGATGACGAAATGCCACCGCCGAAAGCCCATCCCAGATAGCGCTCAAGCGTCCCCCAGTCGGGATTTGAGTTTTTCCGACTCAGGCCCTCTGTGATTTTTTGCCAAAATGCCATTAGATGACTCTCAATCCTTCAGATTCGTACATGCTTGGAGGCTTTGCCTGTGTCATTGCCCGTCCAAGCGCCATCAACATTGCCATCGGGCCGTCGATCTTGTTTTCGGGTCGTTCTTTGGTGGGTGATCGCAGCTCGTTGTACTTGCTGATCTTCACCACCAGGTTGCTCACCATCCACGTCATGACGGGGTTGCCGTCGAACTTCAGTTTCTTTTCGAGCACCAGGTTCTCGACCTGCAGCAGCGGTGGCGTAAAAAACAGGGCGCGCTGGGCGATCTCAACCAGCGGCAGACCCTCTTCGACCAGCTTGCCGGCGAAATACATGCTCAGTGCGGGATCAAAAGCGATCTCCTGCATGTCAAATCGCTTGCAATCCCGGCGCATATCGTCAGCTAGAACATCAAAATCGGTGATGTCGCCATCGGTGACTTCGACGTATCCAGACCGGGCCCATCCACTCAAGTGCGCGTTGCCGCTTTCCTGCACTGCCAGTTCGTTCAAATAAAGCCGCGTGAATACGTACCAGGTTCCGGAGCGTTGAAAAACGATTACGTAGGCTGCAAAGTCCTTCTTTTGAGCCAGGTCGAGACCTCCCCAGCACTTTTCTCCCGCGAAATCACTGATCTGCAGGTCTGGGTCAGCACAATGCTCCCAGGCTCGCATGTCCATCCATGGGCTCTCGCCGTTGACCCAAACGTTCAGCCGCTTGGTCAGAAAATTATTCAGCGCGCTGGGCATTGCTGATGCTTTGCGCGCCGCGGCCTCCATGTCATCAGGGAGCACTGACACCAGCCAGTTCGGGTTTGCCTTGGCCCAGGTCGATGGGTCAAATGGGTCATCCTTATCGTCAATCGTGTAGATGATCCCGAACATCGTCTCATCGGCGATCACCCGGTCCAGCACTTTGGTTATGTGCGTCCGGCGCTCGTAGCAAATACCGCTTCGGTCAGTTCCGGCGGTTGTGATCAACCACATCAAACTCTGTTCCCGAGCGCCGCGAGCCGTGTCGATCACGTCATACAGGTCTCGTTTTTTGTGCGCATGCAGCTCATCAATCACGGCGCAATGCACATTCAGACCGTCCTGCGTGCTAGCTTCAGCTGCCAGCGGAGAAAATTTGCTAGAGGTGTGCGCGACTGTGATGCTATGCGTCAGGATGGCAACGCCCAGGTATGTCCGCATGTCAGGCGTGCGCTCGGCCATGCCTTTGGCATCGTCAAAAACGATGCGGGCCTGGTCGCGCGTCGTCGCCGCGCTGTAAACCTCGGCACCCTGCTCGCCATCTGCGGACAACATGTACAAACCAATGCCGGCCGACACCAGGCTTTTGCCATTCTTGCGCGGCACCTCGATATAGGCTTCACGAAATCTGCGAAGGCCGGTGTCCTTATGCACCCAGCCAAAAACTGTCGTTACGATAAAACACTGCCAGGCATCGAGCACCAGCAGCCGACGATCCCGGGCCCACTTGCCTTTGATGTGAGGCAGCAGTTCCAGAAACTCACAGACCCGCGCGGCCTTCACTTCATCAAAAACCCACGGCCAGTCAGCGCCAGTTGTACGCTGCAGATCGGCCGACTGGCGATCAATCGCAAGGCGAGTCCATTTGCAGGTCCGGATTTCACCAGCCGTCACCCGCTGCGCATACGTCTGTGCAGCTTCAAGAAACTTGTTCACAGAACGACAGCGAACCTTGCAAACCCGCTGGCCATGCTCGGCGCGGTCTCGATACCCGGCAGCGTGGGCTGCACATAGTTGGATGGCTGCACCCCGCCTCGGGCTGCAGGGCTCGCACCAAAGTGCATCAGGTATCGGTTGGCTTGCTCACGGTGCGACTTGATCAACTGCACAAGCACACTCTGCTGGGCATACCCGCTTGGCGTTACTGCATGGCTCACTTCGAAAACAGCGTCAGGATATGTCAGCCCTTGGTCGACTTTCATCTGCAGCTTACCGTTGAATGACGTTTCGAGCTCGGCCAGCCGGCCGACTGCCTGGCAGTAAAGCGCCAGCGCTGTGCGGTCCAGTCCACTGATCAGTCCAAGGTCTTCGAGCAGCGGCGTGATGCGCTTCCATTCCTTGCGGGCTTCCAGCCCAAGGTGTTTCGGGAAACTTGGAATTTCCACCCGAGGGTTGACGCCTTCAGCCAGGTTGAGCGAGCGCTTACCCGGGTTGCCTTCAAGCAGCCTCAGCGCGGCAGGCTTTGGCAGTGGTCCGCGTGTTCCTGTCATGGTGAAATCCTTGTTCAGTGTCCCCAACCCGCTGTGGATTTGAATCCACAGCGGGGAAGTTGTGCGCCATTGCGCCACGGGGAGGTTATTCAGCCTAGCGCCGCCCGGGGTACCCCTCCCCCCAAAACCTGCGCGTGTAAAAAAAGTGGGGAACGATCGGTTTCCGGCGGCCAATCTGTAGAG